TAAAATTTTCTTAATCTTTTCAAGTTATGATAATTGTGCATTAAATCGGGTAACATTTCTTTATACATTTCACGCATTTCGTCTAAACTAAATTCGCTTATGTAATCAATAACTTCTGTAATACGAACTAATCTATCAGTGTTTTTTACAATGTTATCATAATCCTCAGGCCAATATTTTTCAAAAGTTTTAAAACCCATTTGATGTAACATTTTTATTGTTCCAGGCGCAGCAACTTCGATAAATGGACGTATACTTTTAATAGCATTAAAAGTTTTTTCACTCATGTTTGGCCAAGGTTGTGTAACTCTACTTTCATTTACAATTACACAAAAACATTGTTCATATGTATCTAAAGGATCTTGTGTTTTTCGTTTATTAAATTGTACAGGTGTATCGTAATCAGGATCTGATTCTCTTGCCCTACATGCTTGTGGATTTTTAACTTCAAAACTCAAAGGTACTACTTGTCTAAGTTTTTCATTGCCTTCTAATAATGAATTTGCAACTTGAGGATATTTTTGTTCAAATTTATTCCAATCAAACCACATACGTTGTTTCATATCTTCACGTTGTACATCAAAGTAAAAACTTGCTTTGCTTTCTTTTAACAAATTTTTTGCTGCTAAATGACTGGTAATAAAATGACGACTTGGATCATATCTCCATGCTGCACTAAAAAATTTGTATTCAATCTTTTCTGCTAAATGACTTATTGGCGGATATTCGTCATTTGGTCCGCAACCTCGTTCATTAAAATCTTCTTGTATTTTAAATCTATCACTGCACCATGCAATAAACAAATCTGTATTTTTAAGTGTTACGTTTTTGTATATTTTTTTATAATGTTCGGTACACATAAAATCTGTACAATGTACATGAATGTTTAATCCATGTTCTGCTGCCCAAGCATCAAGACTGTCTAATTCGTAACAACGAATTTTTTCCATATCATCATCGTCGTTGTCTATTTTTAAAATATGCGGTTCTAACACTCCTCTATCATTTGGAATGTAGTGTGTTAGTACTTCAACAAACAAAAAGTCAACTGTGTTTTCTTGTAATACTTTTTTATGTGCAGGAGTAATAAACAGTTTTTCTAAATTAGGAATATAATGTGTGCCGTTGTAAATGATTGTAGGATTTGGATTATCGTAAATAAAACTTTCTTTTACAAGATCCATTAGGCTTTCAATTTTGTTCATATGATTTAACGGTGTTCTGCTTCCGTCATGTTTTATTAATTCCGGTAACAATTTATTTCTAGGTAAAAAGTATAGCCCGCTAAACCAGTCTTGCAAAAGTGTTCTCCTAAGTTCATTAAATACCCATATATTTATTGGAGTATAGAATTTTGGCTTTTGTTTTTAATAAGAAATATCCGTTGATGGTTGATTTAGAGTATAGAAATGCAACACTAAAATGGTATAGTACAGATACAGAAGACATATATCCAAGACATATAAAAGAAAATGGTCCTAACTGGCGTTGGGAAAATGTCGACATTGAATACAAATTCAACAGCATGGGTTATAGATCAAAAGAAATAGATGATGTTGACGATAACTTTATGATAGGGTTTGGTTGTAGTTATACTGAAGGTGTAGGCATTCATGAACAAGACGTTTGGTTACCTAAAGTTGCACGTAGATTAGGAATGGATTATGTTAATCTAGCAAAACAATCAAGCGGCATGGATATACAAGCCTATAATGCAATATTGTACAAAAACAGTGGATTAAAATTGCCTAAATTGGTTGTAGTGCAATGGCCGCAAATGTTTAGATATAGTTTTGGTTATCTAAATAGAAAAATGAACAGTGTTGAACTTTGGGATAGAAGTTATGAAAACAGTGTAGATGGTAAATGGTGGACTAAACGTTACATTCAAGATCCTGGCTGTATGATGATAAATGTGTTAACATGGTACCATTCATTTAATAACACTTGGGAAAGTTTGGGCGTTCCTGTGGTAAACTTTAGTTGGGAATTAGACTTAGTAGAAGAATTACAGTATAGTAAAACTCCGTGTCATTTTATTGATCCTGAAGGAGTAGGTAGCACACAAGCAAGAGATTGTTGTCACGATGCACCAGAATTTCATGATCTAACAGTAGAAAAATTATTTGATCTTAAGGTGTTCTAACCAAGTCTAGTGTACAGCAATGGAAGCACCCACCTAATGTACGTGCGTGACGCAATGGCAACATAGCACATTCAATACCGTGTGCTTCTAGTGCTTTACGAGTCGGTTCTTGATGTTCTTCTAATACAACTAGATTAGGATTAACACTAAACAAGTTAACATTCCAAGTCCAAATACTGCTGTTACATAATCCTGGATAATGTCCAGCATCTACAGGATCAGGTGCCCAAATAACATCCCAATCTTTAAAAGGACCTGGTAGTACATCTTTGCTTTTAATTCTACTTGGATTAGCAAGAAGTAGTCCTTCTCTTAAAAATGCAATAGTGCTGTCAATATGCATGTAACTATATACATTTTCTAATGTGTGTACTCGGTAATCAGTGGTTGATTCTTGATAACTACGGTCTGGTGCATTTACCCATTCTTGTAAATAAGCAGCACCTGCTTTGTTTCCACTATTACTAACCAAATATAATATGTCATCGTTAGCCCGGATAGCATTAGCAGCGTCAAAGCATGGTGCTACTTCAGTTAGTGCAAGACGGTCTGGGTCGCCTACACATGTTTCATCGTATAGGTCGGTGCGATCAATACGTGGGGGCGCATTAACACCTGCTATATGCGGTAGCATATGATGAAACTCTTTGTCTCTTGCAGTAAGACTCATTGGAGCCGCAAGGAGTTTTTTTCCATGAACAAACACAGTATCACGTGGACAGTAGTTGTAATATTCAACTTCCGGAGTGCGTTTAGGTCTTACAACCTCTACACCCTCTCCTTCTAAAAATTTAACAAAAGTTTCAAGATCTTCGTTGCTTTCTTCAACAACTTGATCTGGGTATAATCCTGAGACAACATCGCTAACGTCTTTTTTGTCTGCATAATTAATACATCTTAAACTTTTATCCATTTCTGGAATACGGCAATAATCAGCAACTCCGACTACAACCTTTTTTAGTGGATCCCACTCGTTTGTGCTATAAATATTCATACTATATTTAAGGAATTATATGGGTAGATTATTCACTTTTGGTTGCAGTTATACTTACTATGCATGGCCTACTTGGGCAGACATTATAGCAGTAGATAGAAACCTTGATTTATATAACTTTGGTATTGCAGGTTTAGGAAATGTTGGAATTAATCAACGTGTTCTTGAAGCAGATTGCAAATATAACTTTACACCAGAAGATCAAATAATGATTATGTGGACCAGTTGGTGCCGAGAAGATTTAATAAAAGGACTCGGTTATGAAGCAGCAGGAAGTGTTTTTTCTAAATATTCGATCAAGCATTTGCAAAAACATTATGATTACGGAGACACACTTGTAAAAAATCATAATGCAATAATTTACACAAATAGTGTTTACAATATAAACTGGCAAGGCACAGCGTTTGACCAAGAATGGCTTGAAAGTGGATCAAAGTCTGGAGATTTTTTATTAGACAAAGAACCTATATTTTTTGAAAGATTAAAACAAATGTATTCAAAAAAAATGCCAAACATCAATCGAATTGGTTTTAAAGAAAGTGGCGCTAAAAAAAGTTTTGATATATTGCATGACGGTCACCCTGATATTCTTGATCATTTAAATATTGTACAGCAAGATATTTGTACATTAAAGCAATCTACAATTGATATAACTACAGAACTTCATAACAATGTAAAACACATGTTAGGACGGCAAAACTGTAAAAACATCGATGATGCTATGCCTATAATTGATAAAATTATCAAGAGTCAGTATCTAGAATTTCATAAAATCAGACATAATACACTCACAAGGGGAATAGTATGAACACTTTATATACATTTGGTTGTAGTTTTACGCAATATCATTGGCCTACATGGGCAAACATTATTGCATATGATTTAAATATGACTCTTAAAAACTATGGACAAGTTGGAATGGGTAACTTTGGTATCGCTAATAGAATACTAGAAGTAAATGAACGTATCGGTGTTGACAAAGACGACATGCTAATGGTGCTGTGGAGCAGTTGGGATAGAGAAGATCGATTAAAAGAAAAACAATGGCGTGGTGAAGGCAGCGTTTTTTCAAACGACGAAACATACGGTATAAAGTGGTTAAAAAAATACTACGACGACAGTGATAAAATAATGAAAAATGTGTTTTGGATTCACAGTGTTAACAGATTATACGGTAAACGTTTAACATGGCAAGGTTCGGGTTTTGATTATTATCGTAACGACACATTTTTTGATGAAACACCAGCAGGATTAGATGAACATGCACAAGCAATGATCAAAACATATGGACATTTAATGCCAGAAGTTTATCACTGGTTAAATGCAGAAGATAGGCACAGTTTTCATCACCTAGCAGATGCACATCCTGATATTAAAAAACATTTACAACTTGTACATGATGTAATTTATCCTGCACTTGGTAAGACGTTGCGTCAAGAAACATTAGATTTATTCATGCAAGTACAAAAAAGTTATGAAGATGCAAAAACGTTTTTTAATGATCCTGAATCAGAGCCTCAAAGAAGTTTAGAGTTTTTAGACAAGTATTGGCCTGAAGTTAGAAAAATGTTAGATCGAAGTGATTGGGATTTAGCAGATGGTACTAGTGTAATAGGACATTAAAATGGCAAGATTATTTACATTTGGTTGTAGTTTTACAAATTACATGTGGCCTACTTGGGCAAACATTATTGCATTTGATCAACAATTAGAATTAAAAAACTTTGCTGTTGCAGGAATGGGTAATGTTGGTATTATGCAACGAGTATTAGAAGCAGATTTAAAATATAAATTTACGTCTGAAGACAAGATAATGATTATGTGGACCAGTTGGAGCAGAGAAGACAAAATTATTGATAATCATTATCAGGGTAAAGGTAGTATTTTTAATCACGAACATTCGTTTCGATGGCTAAAAGAAAATTGGAGTATGGAAAACGATATTGTAAAAAATATTTCTGCAATTCATATTGTAAACAACATGTACGGCAACTATATTCAATGGCAAGGACACAGTAGTAAACCTTATACCAGTGAAATTGATAGTCATCGAGCAGAATATACAAAGTCGTTAACTGAAGAATACGCAATTAAATTAATTACTAAACTGTATAGACAAGCATTGCCCGATATTGAATATAGAATTTTAGAACAAGACAAACTTGCTTTTGATTGTTTTGGTGACAGTCATCCTGATGTAGTTGAACACATGGAAATTGTTAAAACTTGGATATATCCTGCACTTGGATTAGAATTACGAGAAGAAACACATCGCGAATATGAAAGTTTACAACAATACATCTACAACATTTTTACTAAAAAACAAATTACAAAGTTTGAAGATGCAATACCAATTGTAAACGGAATTTTAATCAAACAATTTCCTCAATTAATGGAATATCAAGATATTCAAAGTTTGTTAGATAACATTGAAGAAACGTCAGGGTAGTTTTGCCAACTCCAAATTTCAGGTTGTGTAGCAATAGCATCAGGCAATTTATCCAATCCTACTTGTGCAGTTTCTGGTGTCATGTAATAATGATACCCTATTGAAGAAATATCTTGATCTGCCCACGGTGCATTTCTATGACGCCCGTCATAACCTAGTTTGATAAGTGCATCTCTATCTTGTTTGTTGTCACAAAGTATTATGCCGCCTCTGCCTAGTTTTAAATGTTTGCGAAATTGAAAACTTAAACAAGTATATGTACCCGGTATATAACTATTTTGTCTCCACATGGTTGCAGCATCAATAATGTTGTCTGTAATGTAATAATACTCGGTCCATTTATCGTCAACAAACTGCCAATCAATGCCTAGTTTTTCAAAAGTCATAGGCACACTTAAATATGTGTGTTGAGGACTTTTTGCTGTTTTACTTTGTGTGTGTCTTAAACACAGTTCTATTGCATGTGTACAGCAATCTGTGCTCACTGCATAAGGTGCACCAAAAAATTCAGCAATCGCTTTTTCAAATTCATCTACTATGTGGAACATAAGTATACTTATGTTGTTATTTGAAGCCGAGACAGATATTTCGAAGATTTACAAAGATGGAAATTTTTATTACTTTTTGTGGGGTACAAGTTTTCCTGAACATGTTTATGACATGATGAAAAATCAAAAAAAGCCAAAAGGATTTTATGTTGTAGGACCTGAAGAATGGGAACCTGTTATGTTGTTCAGTGATCCGATGCATTACGAATCATTTAAAAGTTATGTTAAAGAACACAACATTGATTTTAAAATTATTGCTGGCGCTGTAAACGACAAAAAATTTAACCCTAATTATGCATATGCAGGTGAAAAACCTTTTGAAAATCATCCTACGTATTTTGCACATGCAATAATATATCATGCAGTAACAAATGGTGTACAACCATATGGTATAAAAACTAAAAAAATACAAAAGTTGTTTACTAGTTTAAACGGACGTCCTCATCGTTGGCGGTGTGAATTTGTTGATACAATGTATGAACATGGTATGTTTGATGAAGGATATGTAAGTTGGCATGAGTTAGACAAGGACGAACACTTTCCAGACTATGCTTATGAATGGAAACATTGGACGCCACGTATAATTAACTTTGATATCAACTGGAATAGATCTGATGGAATGAAAGATTTGTTTTTGCCGCCAAACGAATTTAAAACCAGTGCAATTAGTTTAATCAGTGAAAGCAATACAAAATGTTTGTTCTATACCGAAAAAACTTTTGTGCCTATTTTTCATCAAAGGCCTTTTGTAATTTATGGTGCTCCATACGCAAATACATATTTAAAAAACATGGGTTTTGAAATATTTGAAAATATAATTGATTACAGTTTTGACAGCATACTTGATGATACTGAAAGATGTCAAGCATATTTTAAAGAGGTTGCAAAACTCAAAGATATGCAGTATAATGAAATTGTAGAGTCTACCCATGCAAGAGTGCAGCACAATTATAATCGTATGATTGAAATAGTTGAAAACAAAGAGTATGTAAGCGATACATGGAATCAGATAACAACCAACTGTAAAGAACATCAGTACTTGTCTAATTACTATAACATACTTAATATTGGCAAAGACGAACAGTATATTGAATGGAAACAAAAATATGAAAATTCTAATAACAGGTAGTAGTGGATTTATAGGTCAACACCTAATGCCTAGACTACAAGCAATCGGCGAAGTACATGAACTTCAAAGCGACTTAAAACAGCATTATGCAGTAAAAGAAGAAATTGCATTTGTAGAGCCCGACATTATTGTACACCTTGCTGCACGTACAGAAGTTCAAGAAAGTTTTTACGAACAAATTGAATTTAGCGAAGTAAACTATGTTGGCACAGTAAACCTAATTGAAGCGTGTAGACAACTTGACCCTATGCCTTACTTTGTGTTTGCTAGTACAATGGAAGTTTATGGATGGCAACCAATCAGTGACGAAGTTGAAGAGACTGGAACATATGTTAACAGTGTTGCATTTGATGAACACACAGAGCCGCATCCAAACGCACCTTATGCAGTTGCAAAATATGGTTGTGAAAAATACCTTGAGTATGCAGAACGTGCATATGGATTAGAGTGGGCAAGTTTCCGTCAGACAAACAGTTATGGACGCAAAGATAACGATTACTTCGTAACAGAACAGATTATTAGTCAAATGCTCAAAAGTGACGAATGTAATTTAGGTTATGCAGAACCTTATCGTAATTTTATTTACATTGACGATTTGTTAGATGCATGGATGGCTGTTATTGAAAATAGAGAAAGTTGTAAAGGACATATTTTTACAATTGGTCCAGACGAACCACGTAAAATTCGTGACTGTGCAAACTATATTGCTGAACAATTGGATTGGCATGGAACAATCAATTGGGACACAAAAGCACCAAGATTTGGTGAAATCTTTTGGTTAAACAGCAACCACAACTTGCTTACTGAAAAAACAGGTTGGAAGCCTAAAGTGTCTTATGAAGAAGGCATAGCAAGGACTATTGCACATTGGAAGCAAAAACTCAAATAGTATACACAAATTGGGATCCTTGCAATGATGTAGAAATGCTTGGGTTACAACGAATGCCGTTCAAGGAATGGGTGTCCAACAAGAGCGGCATTTACCTGTATGCAATAGATTATAGATATAATTTTAATTCAAAAGAATTAAAGTTTGCAAATTATGATAATGTTTACATTTTGCTAGATGATACACTTGAAGCATATAGTTATAGAAGTTTTAAAAAAGTATACAATTTAGTTAGGCAATACAAGTTAGAAAATCGTGTAATATATGCAACTGGACATCTCGATGGTAATCGCGAATACGAAAATTGGCTTGCTTACAATGACAAAATTTACAATGTTTATGTAATGAACAATTGGTATTGGCGTCATAGAGATTGGACAATAGATTGCGGCAACGAAGTGTCAGTTGACAAAACAAAACTGTATTGTTGTATGCAAAATAGAGGACGTGAACACAGGCAAGCCACTACAATATATTTACATCAACAAAATTTACTCAATGATGGTATTGTTAGTGCAAATTTTAATCTCAATTTAGACTGTAATTTATACAATGCTGATTTAACAACACAAAAAGATTTTACTGATAAAATTTTACCTTTGGTTGTTGATATAGGTGGCACAGGTGACAAGTGTTATCCTAACGATTTAAATCCAAAAATATACAATGATACTTTAATTAATTTGGTTAGCGAAACATTTTATCATGAAAAAACAAATAACCATGTAAGCGAAATGTTTATTACTGAAAAAACATATAAAGCCTTTACAGCATATCAAATTCCTGTTATAATAGGACCAAAGGGTATTGTTGAAAAATTACGCAGTTACGGTTTTGATATGTTTGACGATATTATTGATCACAGTTATGATAATATGGAAGACAGCGATAGGCTTTTTGCAGCAATTGATAATTTAAAAACATTACAAAAAAGAGATATAAAATGGTTTAGTGATAAAACCAAACAACGTAGAATTAAGAATAAAGAACTTTACCTAGCAGGTGTAAACATAGACGAGAAAGTAACAACATGCTTGTAGAACTAGATGATGTGGCATTTTGGATGGACGCTGTACGCAACAGTGAAAATCCTTATAGTGTACTAGAAAGTTTCTGGAAAGGACAACTTAAAAGCAAAGAGTGGCTTATAAACAGTTTGTTTTCTTGCGTAGACGAAAGCGTACCACAGAACATTGTTATTCACGGCGGTTGGAATGGTGTATTAGCATGTATGTTTTTTAACAGCAGTATTAACACTGGATTTGTTCGCAGTATTGATATTGACGAAAGTTGCGAAGAAATAGCAAACATGATTTGCAAACGTCAAGAAATGATTGGCAACTTTCGTGCTGTTACTGCTGATATGTGTACTTACGAATACGAGTTTGATCCCGAAATTGTAATCAATACCAGTACAGAACATATCTCGCAAGAACAATATGATATTTGGCTTGAGCGTGTTCCTGACAACAGTCTTGTAGTATTGCAAAGCAACAATTATTATGATTTGCCTGAGCACATACGCTGTTTTGACACAGTTGAAGATTTTGCTGCCCACAGTGGATTGTCATATATAATTAAGCAAGAAACATTAGAACTGCCGCTGTACAATAGATTCTTGCTAATAGGACGCAAATGAGCACACAAAATTTTATTGAATTATTTAAAACTGGTTTAGAAGACCGTACAACAAAAAGTTTTTGTGTCTTACCGTGGATTCATATGGCAACACGACCTAACGGAGATATGCGGTTGTGTTGCAGTGCTAACGCAAGCGGCGCTGGTACAGATCACACAGTAGGACTTGTAAAAAATCAAGGACAAGTTGTAAATTTTGCATCTACAACACCTATGGATGCATGGAACAGTGATTATATGTGCGAAACAAGACGCACTATGATGGCAGGAGAAGTTCCTGCAAGTTGTACAAAATGTTTTGCAGAAGAAAGCAAAGGTGTAGTTAGTAAACGCTTGTGGGAAACCAGCACATGGATTGAGCGTGGTGTAAAAGTCGAAGACTTGCTCAACAATACTACCGAAGATGGTAAAGTGCGAGAGCAAATTAAATATTTAGATTTACGTTTAGGGCATACTTGTAATATTAAATGTGTGATGTGTTCACCGCATGATAGTAGTAAGTGGGTCAAAGATTGGAAAGTACTTGAACCACAGTTAGAAGATCCTGAAGTAAAACGACAAATGCAATGGGATAAAAATGCATTTGACAACAAGTGGCATGAAAATGAAATCTTTTGGGATCAACTGTATAAACAAATACCTTATTTAGAAGAAGTTTACTTTGCTGGCGGCGAACCTCTTATGATTGCTGAACATAAGAAGTTTATTGAAGAAATTGTTCGCAGTGGACATAACAAACATATTAGATTACGATATAACACAAATGGTATACTTGTAGATGAAGAACTTATTGATTTGTGGAAAAATTTTGAATTAGTTAAAGTTGGAATCAGTATGGATGCTGCTGGTCCGAGAAACAATTATATTCGTTATCCTACCAATTGGGAAACTGTAGAAAGCAACTTGCACATGCTAGACAATACACCGGATAATATTCGTCCTAGTATTGCAACTGCATTACAAATTTTTAATATAAAACATTTGCCAGATTTTGTACACTGGAAAATAAGCAGTGAATTTAGAAAAGTTAACACCGAAGAAGTACGTGGTATTATGGCAGGCGGCGGTTTAATGAATATGCATCTGCTTTATATTCCAACATTTCTAAGTATACAAATTTTACCAGAAGAAGATAAAAAAGAAATACGTGAATTGTTTTACAGTTTTAAAGGTTGGCTTGAACAAGTACATTTAAATGACAACAGTTTCTTTACTACTAATCCTTACGGATGGAAACGTTGGGAAGCAATATTAAATCATATGGACAGTGCTGATAACAGTCATTTGTTACCAGGCTTTAAAGAATATGTAAACAAGTTAGACGCAATTAGGGGTGTGAGTGCTAAAACAGTGTTTCCTGAACTTGCACATTTATTATGATACACAGTATACAAAATTTAGATACAGATTTTACAATTGAATTTGAATTGGGCAACGTTTGTAATTTCAAATGTAACTATTGCTTTCCTGGTAGTAACGAAGGCAATCGTTTATGGCCAGACATTGAAACAGTTGACAAAGCATTGTTAACATATATAAAACGTCATGGCAGAAAAACAAGACTTTATTTAATTGGCGGTGAGCCGACACTGTGGAAACACCTGCCAAGATTTTGCACCAACATTAAAATGGCACATGATGTAACAATCAACATCAGTACAAATGCAAGTAAAAAAATGAATTGGTGGAAAAAATATTGGAGCAGTTTTGATGTAGTTAACATCAGTGTGCATCACGAATTTAGCAATATACAGCATTGTATTGACGTTGCCGACATGTTGTATGAAAACGGTGTTGAAGTTAACATTGATGTATTAATGGATCCGGCACACTTTGAAAAGTGTAAAGACATTGTTGAACAATGTAAAACAAGTAACAATTTGTTTCCTATTATTGCAAAGACAGTAGTATATAATGGCAATCATATGTATAACAGTGAACAATTGGAATACATGGAAACTTTTATAAAACGTTATCCTGATTTAGTTTGGTATAATAAAGTATTAAGACGTCCGCACACACAATATATGATAGATGGCAATCTTGAAACCAACAACAGTTATTTAATTAATAACAATTTAAATCATTTTAAAGGATGGAAATGTAATTTGGGTGTTGACCTTGTAAAAATCGATTCTCGTGGTAATGTAAAAGGTAACTGTGGACAGGATTTAAATTTAAATATATACAATCTAAAAGGTTTTGAAATTAACCCAGTTATATGTGAACAAGAAACGTGTCCGTGTGCCGGCGAAACTATTGTAACCAAATGGAAATGCAATGACTACTTTTGATACATTAATACCGGCAAAAAGAATAAGTTTTCAAATTGCTTGGGAAAGTACACTCAAGTGTAATTTAGATTGCAGTTATTGCGGCGACGGTCATGACAATAAAACAGAGCATCCTGCATTTGCAGAATGTTTAGATACTGTAGATTTTATTTACAAGTATGTTGATGTAAAAATGCAGCAGCGTCCAGAATCACAGCGTTTTGCAAATTTAAATATACAAGGCGGAGAAAGTATTTTTCATCCAAGAATTTTAGATATACTAAAGTATGTAAACGAAAAGCGTAAAAACTACAATTGGTATATGGGTGTAGCAACTATTACAAACGCTGTTATTGGTCCTAACTTATGGAATAGGGTAGTTGAATATATAGATTATTTTACAATAAGTTATCATCCAGAGGCACCTGCTAAAAGCAAAGAACTTGTAAAAAACAATATTTTATATCTTATAGACAAACAAAAAACATTTCATGTTAGTGTAATGATGCACCCTAAACATTGGGATGATTGTATTGAATTTATTGAATGGTGCAAACAGCATGATATAAAATACAATGCTAGACAGATTGATCATCATTGGTTAGACATGCGTTTTAATTACAACGCTGAACAAAGTGAATACCTAATTGGACGTAAAGTTACAACAAAAGATAAAATTTTATATGGTTTAGCAAAAGGACTTAATCTAAGTAAAACAGGTAGAGCATGTTGCGGCGGTAATACGTTGTGTGCTGGTGGGTGTGAGACAAACTATGTAGAAGGCAACAATTTTAAAAACTGGCATTGCAGTGTAGCAGATTACTTTTTGTATATTAGACAAGTAACTGGAGAAGTATTCACTAACAAAGATTGTAAAATGAATTACAATGGCAATGTTGGACCAATTGGTTATTTGTATGATACTAATAGTATTTTAGAAAATATGCATAACAACGGTGTAGTTTGTAAAAAATCTAGTTGTTGGTGCGGATTATGTGCGCCAAAGGCACGTAATAAAGAATTGTTTATTGATGCCATGAAGGCAAGTCAAGATCTTCCCAGTTAGTATAAGTTAAATCTTTAACACATCCTGTTTCGGGTTTCCATTTTTGTATACCTTCTGCTGCACGTTTATCAAAAATAACAGTAGCATGAGGCAAGTTGTCTTTTAAAAGTTTAATTAATTTATTTTCTTGTTTTAATCTATATTCTAAAGGTAAAAAAGCAACAGTACCTTCGTATGCAAATATATTACTCATATCGATTACGGTTGCATGTTGATCTTCAGTAGGAATAATTTGAATAAACTTTTCAGGTTCGTGCAAAGGATCTAATAAATATCCACCGCCTACATTATCTAATGCACGTTGATTATAATCATAGTAAATAATTTCTGCTTCGTGTCCGTGTAAACGTTTTTTTGCTGCATCGGCATTAGCAATAGTAACTAAATGTCTAATCGGAGTGTTGTATTTTCTTGGATACTTCTCTGCTTCGCCAGTTGCTTGCGTATGAACATGTTGGGTTAAGCAGTAATTGTATTTTTGAAATACGTAAGGATCGATTTCTTCTCTGTAAATGTAGTGTTTGTTAGATCTACAAATTGTATCATATGCTTCAATTGGCAAATCAATAGATAAGAATGCACTAATTAAATTCCAACCGTGAATTTTATGTTTATACAATAATTGTTTTGTGCCCATGTTTAACCATGTAGGCAAATAATCATCGTGTACATTTGTGTGACTTCTAAAAGGAGCAATCTGACTGTGCGGTGATAATGGTTGATCTTCACCAACTTTAGGACATCCTATTTTTTTATAGTTCTCTAAGTTTATACTGTAACATTGATAGTGTAAACCAAAGTATGCATCACCGCCATCTAAAATATGACCTATTATACCATCAAACGTAGGATGGTTTGCAAAAAAACTGTCACCGTTGGTAAATTCATTAGCAGCACTTGATACTACTGCATATGTATACTTGTCTGCTACTAACCGAAGCATTTTGTCTTCATTTTTATCAACATAAACATCATAACCCATGCCGGTTAGATTGGTAATAGTGTAGTCAGCACGATTTTTGACAATTTCTTTTGCCATGCCTTTATACTTGTCTGTGTCATCTACAATACAGACACACCATTTTTTACTTTTAAATTTGGCTTGATATACGTTCATGTTGTTTTTCGTAACTTCTAACTAGCATTTCACAGAAGTCTTGTTTCCTGTTACCTAAATGACAATGTGCAATCAAGTGTGTGCGACTTTGTCTACTCAAGTTAACTACACTATGATCTTTAAAAATGTTAACCATAAACATTTTTCCAGTAGCAAAAGGCACACAACCTGAATCTTTTAGTGTCATATAACAATCTTTTGGATGATCAATTGCTACGTTTATTGGCAACGGAGCATCTAATATATTTTCCATATCGATTACTGGACTAAAATCATTGTGAGGACTAACACTTCCGAGTTGTGCTAATCGCATAAATCTAATACGTGCATAACTTTCACTTGGAAAAACATTTTTAAAAAAATTCTTTATATTTTTACATTTTTTGCCTAGTGAAGTCCAAATATACTCTGGTTCTTTTTCATAACCATAGGTTTGCCATACATTTGTTTTGTCAACATCAATACCGTGAAGTGTGCAACTTTCCCAACCAACATGTGTTCCTTCACCTATATGAATATCTCTATGTGAAACATATTGGGATTCGGCAAACTTAGAATCTTCTTGCCATGCATGAACATTAAAAATAGTATCTAGTTCGACCCACTGATATCCGTTGCCACATAATATCCATTTTGCTTGATCGATAACATCGTAGTCAGGCAATGGCTTAGGTGTTACAGGATGATCTTTGTGATCTAAATAAAAATTATGAGCGTTCATGCTGTATTTATTAAGTGCGCAGTTTATAATGTCTTAAACACGGACAAACTTTTTGCTTTTGGAACACACATTCCACATCCACAACGCTGTTTTGGACATTTGATTATTCTATTTCTATTTTCAAATGCATAATTTAATATACCTTCTGTATTTGATAGTCTACCAATTGGTCCTACTCTTCCACTAAAACTAGTTTGACAAGTTTGATGATGATATACTTTTCCAGTGTGTTGATCAATGTGTAAGAAATACTTGTTAACAGCACAATACCATCCTTTAAAGTTGGTATTTACTGCTTCTACTTTTTGCCAACAGCCGTTGCAACTGCCTTCTATACTTCTAGCACCACAACAACCCCGTGGTAATTCAGTGCCATTTGCTATTTTATCTACAATGTCTGTAGGTAATCCTTTTTCAGTAAGATACCATTGTTGCTGTTCTACTGTATATGGATGACTTGTTCTACGTTTTACACCTTCGCTGTCGTCAAACCATTCTGTAAAACCAAAATTACCGTCGCCTATCATTGTAGGTTTGCTGTCAATGCCCAATGCTTTTAATTTTTCATGCACTTCAACACATTCTGCCCAATGGTCTGTGTGCATCATTACATTAACTGTTAACCAAATTCCTGCATTGTGTACTAATTCTGCATTGCGTATTGTTCTTTCTTTACTAAACAAGTTTGCTTCAGCATGATAACTTAAAGTAATACCTACAAAGTTGTCTTTAATAAAGTCAATATGTTTTTCTGGCCATGTTCCGTTGCTGGTCATTCCAATTTGGAAATCAGTTTCGTTACGTATTTTTTCCACAAAACGCCAAAAGTCTGGATTTACCGTAGGTTCGCCTCCTGTAAATCCTATGTTAGCATTGGGTTGATTGTATAATTGAGTGTATTGTTTAATAAAATCAAGAGTGTCACACAATTCATTCCAACTTGTAGGTGGACTATATGTATTGTGTCGAGTACTTTCGCAATAAGTGCAATCAAAGTTACACCTACGTCCAATATCCCAAGTTACCATCATAGGTTCTGGTTTGGTTAATTTAATTGCATCTACTTCCATTTTGTAATATTCACATCTGCTGCACAAGTACACCATTCTCGGGTGCATGTAATTGGCTCTTCAGGTAGTTCAAATGTATCGTCGTATATATTTCCTAAACTGCCACCTACTCTACAAGTGGCTCTGTGTACATCGCCGTTCCAGTTAATCATTAAACTTTCTAATCCTGCATTACAATTCCAGCCTTTGAATTGATTTCTATGTTCTTTTATTAAATCGTTAGCATGTACTAATTCAAAGTCGTCAACTAGTGTATTAGGCTGTGCAGTTGCAGTGTTATTTAATATCCATTCTAAATCTTGTCCGTTATAACGTAAATCATCAAACCAATCATGTTTTTCTGTCCAACGTATACGTCTTATTGTATAAGATATATTATGTCCTGTTAAAAAACTTGCTGCATATTTTACTTTATCCATGTGATCGTGGTGTGCCATTATAGCAACATGGTAGTCTTTAGGAAATTTAATACTTTCTTCGCCTGAAGCAAACCCAATAATATTAGTTAAACTACGTTTCCAGTTTTCATCTTCCAAGTGTAAACTAAAAACAATATAATTTACAGGTATTCTTTCATAAAAATCTGATGTTCGTGTTGCATTAGTTGTAACACTTAGCCATTTAATTTTGGGTCTTGCATATTCTAGCAAATCTTCTATTGCAGGATGAACACATGGTTCTCCTCCTGTGAAACTAATTCTTGCATTTTTAAGATTTGCAAGTTTATCAACTGTGTGCATTAATTTGTCTAGTCTTGTATGCGGTGAAAAATTATCATGTATTTCTGCAGGACAATATGTGCAATCTAAGTTACAGCGTTTACCCAAATTCCATTCAATTTTTACACTATCTGCGTAATGGTTCCAGCGATTTTCAACTCTATACATATTGAACAAACTCCGGATTTACATTTAAAAAGTTTTGATTGCGTGTCTTATCTAATGCACGGTTAAAATTTACACAATCATTCCAATACTGACTCAAATCTTTTGCTTCTAAAAAGTTAATGTTGTCGGATATTTGCCTCTCAGTAACAGATATAAGAGCAGGATTACTTCGTACAATTGGATAATCACGGAAGGTTTTTTGTATGGTTTGTAGTTCTCCAATAACTTTCTCCTTTAACGGTTGAGGTATTACTTGAGCACTGAGTGCTCTTGGATATGTTACTCTGTGTGAGTAAAACACAATACCCATGTTATTTAAGAAATAATCAATACATCTAGGTAGTTGTAAAATATTGTTTGCTTGTACAGTAAATGCTCCAACAATGTAGTCTACGTTACTAAAACTTTTGAATACTTTTATATTTTCTTCGACTTCTTCAAAAGATCCATTGCCTCTTATGTATTCATATACATCACCAATACCGTCAATGCTAACATTTACAACTACACGTTTGAACTTAGGCCAGTAATCGTGTATACTACGTCCTTTAATGCCCAGTGTAGTTCCGTTGGTTGCATATTTTAGTTCTATGTTTTTGCCGTAAGGTGCCATCATATCTAAAATTTTATAATGCATTGGATCCATCAATGGTTCGCCACCAGCAAATTCAATACGTCTAAAATATGGAATAAGTTTTTCTAAATTATCCCAAAAGTCATCACGTTCTTCAAACAAGCCTACATATGGGTGCTGCATTAGGTTGAGTTTTTTTACAGCATCTACTAGATAATTTCCTTCGTCTTTGTAAAACTGTTCAACTTCTTGCCAGTCTTTCCATTGTGTACTATCTAGTGGGTTACACATACGACATTTGAGGTTACACAAGTTGTTTATTTTGATTTCTATTGTAGGAAATTCAAATGGCATACTGTAATCATCACGCAAACTGTCTAATGCGTTAGGATACAGGTTGCAACGTGCATCTGGAAAACTATCTCGTATGTGACGTTGTCTTAAACTTTCAACACCTTGGTCTTCCAAGTTAAAACAAGGTTCACATGCAGCCGGACGTTCACCACACAACACTTGTCTGCGTATTTCACGCATTGTACCGTTGTTCCAAATTTCCTCTAAACTGTTATTTTGTATCCAGCCAACAGGCAAACTACGACAACAGGCTTTTACTGCGCCATCTTCTCGTGTAGCAAGTCCTGTAAACGGATGTAAACAAAATGTTTTACTTGGATGTAAGGATTTTGACAAGTTCTTTACCTAAAATTTTATTACTGTATGCATTTGGATGATATCCGTCAGGCCAAAAGTACTCCTGAAATGGTTCTGATTCCATTTTTAATTGTTGTTCTCTGTTTTCTAGCCAAACACGTGACATGTCTTTACTACAATTATCAAAGTTAAGCATACCACCCCATCCACTATCCCACAATCTAGGATGATTGTATTTTCCATCACTTACTAATTCACTAACACTGTGAATAATTATGTTACTATCGTTTCTGTGTTTTAAACTATGACATCCGCCTATAAGTTTTATGTTTGCTTCGAAAGAATTTGCTGATTGTATTGTTGATTCTAATAATGTTTCGTTTGCTTTTATTAGTTCGTCGGCAGTTAAAAAGTCGTTTACATAAAAACTATAATGTTTCTTGGGATTCGTTATATCTCTAAAAGGATCTGTTACAAAGAATAACACTACATCGTAATCATGATGATGCTTTGCAATATTAAACAGGGCTTCTTGATTGTTCCATCCCCACATAACATCTACTTCAGCAATTTTGTTTAATTGTTTTACATAACCTGGTCCAGTATTTACGTGTTTACCACCGCGAATATCCCAAATACCGGCCGCCCAACTATCGCCTACGCTAAGAATACGCATGTTGTATACCCCATTCTCTTTCCTTGCACCAAAAACATTCACCGCACAACGGCACACGTTGATAAGGTTTATAATTTGTATAATCTAAGTCTGCAAATTCGCCTTCACAACTGCGAGTAATTTCGAGCAGTTCTCCTATATGGTTATCCATATATTGTTTGATAATCCAGTCTTTACGTACATTGGTAAACGGATGACAAACTGTTACACCCATGTGTTCTGTTTCAACTGGCAATCTAGCATAATCTCTATCATCTAAACTGCCTTCAAATTTTTCAGTTGGATTTAGTGTTACACCTGCATACCATGCATCTAAATTGTGCAAGTGTGCAACATATTCGTTGTGCGCTCGTAGTATAATTCTATTCCCTGATTTGTTTTCACCATACTCGTCAGTGATGTATGTTGTATTGGGCTCTTCCATTTCAGGAGGTATAAACCCTTCGATATGTTCAATACGATTACTAAACTTTTCTCGAAACCAACTAACAACGTCTTTGGCAATCCAACGTTGCCACGGGCGTGTTTTCCACATACGCACCTGTGTAGTAAAGTAAATATCGGCAGTAGTGTTACTTAATATAAGATATGCTAGTAACGCACTATCTGCGCCACCACTTAAACTGATGCCTATGCGTTTCCATTCTTTTTTTATTGGGATGTAAATTCCGTCGACTTTCATACTCTATTATAACACACATCAGTAATGTGTCAAGTGTCCTATTCCTATGCGTTCTTTAAATTCTTGTGTAAACTTACAGTCAATACGCAATCCATATTCTTGCTGCATACTGTATTCACCGCCATGCCAGTCTTGATCGTTAAAAAAGCAGGCATGTGAATTTACATAATGTTTGCGTTTATATTCTGGATCCCAAATATAAAAACCTCTTTGTGTATTTGGACGTATGTGTATAAACTCAATGTTGTGGTCGGTATAATCGTGTGTATCTGCATCCAAGTCTCTATGCTCAAATGGCTTGCTACTGCTTTCACTTACAAAGAACATCACTCTGCCAGTGTGTTCTACAATGTTTTTTTCTTTGAGTGCATCTACCCATGCCATAACACCAGGAAAGAATTCACTTTCTGGAGTTGGTTGTCTTGCAACACTACCTCTATCTTTCATGTTAGTGCCTTCTTCTTGTAGCACATAATAAATGTAAGGATCGTGCGCACCCATAGCACTTTTTAAATATCTTACAAACAAGTTGCGTTGTTTATAATCTGTAAAGTCTTTTGGAAAAATAGTGTTACCGTTTAGTTTAATTGGATCGTTTTCGTCAAGTGCTTTGTATTCTTCAAATGCACGGTATATAGGTTTCCAATTACAAATGTAACTCATGTCTTTAAAATCAAACCCAGGCGTCATCCATGTGCCTTCTTTTGCATAGTCTCTTGCAAGTGCCATGCCTTTGCATATCTCTGCATTTAAACTCTTAAATCCTTCAATATCAAGAAATGGATCAAGGTCGATATATGGTTTGTTCTCAAATCCTCTAATCATGCAAATACTTATCCAGTAAATACTGCATGATAGCGTCAACTGAATACACTGCAACAACAGAACAGTTTGAATACTTAAAAAGTATATGCAGTACCGAAAACAAAATGGTGTTAAACAAACCTACTGGTGATTTCTTTTATGATCCGTGGGAAGTGTTACCAGAATATCGAGATACACCTGTTGAACAGTTTTTATCACAATTACCTGATATTGGCGAAGCACGTATTATACGACAAGAAAGCGGCACTTGTTATTTTAGTCACAGTGACATTGATGACAGATATCATTTAAATTTAAGTGGCGACTGTGCTGCACTTATTGACATTACCAAAAACAAAAACTATTTTTTATATCCTGATCAAAAAGTTTATGTAATGAATGCTGGTACAACACACAGTGCAGCAAACTTTGGAGAACACACTAGATATCAGTTGGTAATAAGAAAACTATTAGAAAATGTAACATGGACAGACACCACAGTTGAAATACATGCCGGAGGTGAAAATCCGAGATTTGCATTTGACAAGTATGTTAGTCCGTTGTTAAATGATATGAACAAGCGTAGAATACTTGGCAATTTTCAAGTATTAGAAACTGGCGTTCGATTAAAAACAACAAAGTATTGGTTTGAAAAATTAAAAGAATCAGTTCCAACTGAATTTAAGTGTATATCAGTTTAGCCTTATCGATAAATTCGTCAGGATAATCTCCTCTAAAACTTTCAAGAGTTAATTGCCCGTAAAATTCAAATGGGTATGTGGCATTTATATTAATATCATTTTCTTTACAATATGCTAATAACTTTTCTTGTCTGCTTTCGCTAATATGATCCAGTACCTGAGATATAGTTATTTCTTGTTCATTGTCTCTATAACAAAAGAAATGATTTATACTGCGTAAAGTGCCGTCTATTATAAAGTAACTGCTAGGATGTAAACTAAACTTCCAAATTTTACTGTTTCTGTATGCTTGTAAAATGTTTAACATTTGTTCCTGCCAATCAGGAAGTACAGAATCATAATTTTCTTTATTGCATTTTGCTTGTTGCCAAAAATCTACATCTTGGTATTCAAAAACCAGTTTGCGTTCTACATCATCAATGTGTCTTAGTTTAGGCATTAAGTTTTCGTATTTGCCAAAAAACAACAAACTAAACTTAAAATCTCTTTCCCATTTTTCTTTTAGTTTTGCTTCGGGTAAACATTGCCCGTTGTGATATTTTTGGTCAGTGGTATAATGACAAGTAAACAATTTGGTAGTTTTGTCAACAAAACTTGTATAAACTAGATTGTTTCTGCAAAGTCCTACACCAGGTACATTGTTGTAATAGTATTCAATCATTAACTATATAAAGGCAAGAACTTTGGTTCACCGTTTACAGTAATTTGTAACCAACTGTCAGGGGCAGTTGTATTTGAAGGTTCTACGCCTGTTTCTCCGTCTGTATTAATTTCTGCTAATGTAACATGCAACTTGCCATGATTGTCGTAAATCATATAGTTTGCTTGTTCTTCGTAGCCACCTGTTACAAAATACAAATCTCCAGGGCACCCTGCTTCTTTCAAGTCAGGTCTAACGTCTGCATCTTCGGGTATTCTTGCATAAATTGCTGCAACGTATGATTTAGTTTTAAACAAATCTCCGCCCATGTGTATTGCAGTGCTGTCGTTTGGATTAGCATTTGTGTCAATGATTGCACTATAAACCAATCCAGGTAATTTTTGTCCTGGTTTAACAGGAACTGGATCTGTTTGTGTACCACCCGACAAGCAAAGTTCCATACCTATTTGTAGCCAATCACGTACAGGAGGCTCAAATTCTCTAAAGTATCTTAACTCAATTGCTGGTTCGCTGAATACTTTATCTATTTCTATTTTTAAACCGTTGTGATCAAAATTTGCGTTTGGCAGTTCTAAGCATTCGCCACTTAATTGTTCTGTAAACAAATTAGAAACACTGATACTATTTGACTTAGCATTGTATATTTCTATTCCGTTGTCGTTATAGATATTACCTTTGAGATCTACATTGTGTAGCATTCGTTGTTCACTATCAAACAATAATTCGTTTGTAGTTGGATCACAAATATCACCTGCAAATACCCCTGAAATCTTTTTTGCAACAACTTCGTCTGCTGATACAACTGAAACTGACAATTCGTCGTTATCTAAATTGTACATGCTATTGCCAATTTTGTTTAGAATGTCACCGTAAAACGATCCTGTAAAGTCACCTTGTAAACTGTCTATAGTTTTGTGTTCAACATCGATAAAAACGTTGCCTGTACTGTCAACAATGTTACCTAACAAGTTACCAAAAAATGTACCTTGGAATGTGTTTGTTTCTGCATTGTAAACTGTTTCGCCATTTCTGTCAGTAAAGTCGCCCACAAATTTACCTGTAAATACACCTGTGTTGTGATCATAAGATAGCAATCCGTCACTGGTGTATACATTACCAATTACGTCTTTTTTGATTGCACCAATTTCGTTATCAAAAACTACATTTCCTTCACGGTCAAGGATACTGCCTTTGACATTTCCTAGCCAAGTGTTATTGGAAATATCTGTTAAAATATCTCCATTGTTATTGTATATGTCTCCGACTACGTCACATTTTATAATGTTGGTATCTGTATCGTATACAATATCGCCTTTTTCGTTTACAATATTAGCACGAATTGTATTAGCATCAATATGATAAGTTTCGATGTCAATGATTTTTTTACCATGCACACCTAGTACATGACCTTTAACATTACCTAGATACTCTCCTAGATCTTGATCGATAAGCAGTTCGCCATCACTGTTTACAATGTTAGCCATCACTGTGCGATTGTAACTATCAATCATCATGGTGCTGTCTGCACCTACAATATTAATCCTATACGGAGCACCTTCGTAAAGTTCCATAAAATCTCCTTGACAACTTTGCTAGTAGTATATATAATAGTGATATGTATGATATAGTCTTTATTGGCAAAAACACAGAAAACTTTGACCTACTAAAGAAACGATTTCCACTAGCCAAAAAGGCACTTGATGTTAAACAAGCACAGCGTATAAGTTTAACAAAGTTTCTTTGGCTTGTTTGGGATGATGTTGTAGTGCAAGATGATTTTAACTTTGACTACGTGCCCGATGCGTGGAGTCAAAACGTTATCCATTTGTTTTTAAATGGAGAGCATTATGACGGCATTTGTTTGGTTCCAAAGTCTATGGATATTACACAAAAAGAAATCGATCATAGATTTTTTGTGTCAAATAAGAAAGTAGAAATACAGGCTAGTAAACCTTGCAAGTTTGAAGTTTTTGAAACTTTAACATACGAAGATTATCTTGATGCTTTGGAAACAAGCAAATATGATATGTTTTGGATTGTACCAGATTATGTTAATCCTGCAAGGCATTTTAAGTTTGACAGTTACTTTAGCCATCTTGGACGTAATACAAACTATGCTTATTTGAATGGCAAATATCATGACGGTATTGTGTTGTGCAGTAAAAAAGCAAAATTCAGTAGACGTGAATTTGATTACAAATTTATTGCAAACAAAAAAGAAATAGATATTATTGTAAGCACACCTAAACCCTATGACATGGTGTTTATCAGTTACCAAGAGCCAAATGCTGATGAAAATTATGAACGTATACTGCAACGTTTTCCAGACTGCAAACGTGTACACGGTGTAAAAGGCATCCACCAAGCACATATCGAAGGTGCTAAATTGTGTAACACAGATATGTTTTGGATTGTTGACGGTGATGCAATCATTGTAGATGATTTTAACTTTGATTATCAAGTAGCACGTTGGGATAAAGAAACTGTGCATGTATGGCGCAGTCAGAATCCAATCAATGATATGGTATATGGTTATGGCGGTGTAAAATTATTTCCAACAGAACTAACAATCAATATGGACACTACAAAGCCTGATATGACAACCAGTATCAGCAGCAAGTTTAAAGCAGTGCATGACATTAGCAACATTACAGCATTTAACACAGATGCATTTAACAGTTTTAAAAGTGGATTTAGAGAATGCTGTAAATTAAGTTCGAAAGTTATTGATAGACAAAAAGACGATGAAACAAATGAACGCTTGCGCAAATGGTGTACAATAGGCAGCGATAGACAATACGGTAAGTATGCTATTGCAGGAGCAAAAGCAGGTGCAGCGTATGGTATGTTGCACCAAGGAGATTTACAAGCATTGAAAAAAATCAACGACTTTGATTGGCTACAGGAGCAATTTGAAAATGCAAACATTTGAATTATTAGATAGATTTGAATTATTGTATCCGACAAATACAAAGTTAGCAGACTTGCGTAGAACTTACATTGATAATGATTTAAGTAGTTTATTTAGATTGGTCGATGCTGATGAAGAATTACGAAAAGCAATTTTAGAAAAAAATCTGCACAGTATTTTTAGACTATTACCAGAAGAACCTGGAGCATTTGGTACTGTAGATGATTTACGCAAAGCAGTAATTGAACAAAACTTACATAGTATTTTTAGATTAGTGGATCATGAAGATTTACGTAAGGCAGTAACAGAAGATAATTTACACAGTGTATTTAGATTACTTAACGATGATGATTTGCGTAAACTTGTATTAGAAGATAATACTTGGAAGTTATGGCCTGTTTTAGAACGTTATGTTAATACACAATTTATTGCAGCATTTAAAAGTTTCTTTGTAAACGATGTTGAAATATGGAACGACTGTTTTAGTCGAGGACAAATACAAAGTAAACTATGGTTAATCAACGAACTTAAAAAATGTAAAGTAGATCTAGGCACAGTGTATTTGTGTGCAGGTTGGTATGCTACACTTGCTACAATGCTTTTTGAAA